TTGAAAATAAAGAACTAGGTTCTTTATCTAAGTTTTGTATAACCCATTTTCTCATACCATTAAAGTCTTTGTCTTTTAATTTAACAATAAGGTCTTTGTTATTTTCTTCTGATAAACTAAAAAGAATACCACTATCAATTTTACCACGAACTGAATATCTTTGTAATTCATTTATGGTTCTTCTAAAATCTGGATAGTATTTTTGTATTACTTCTGCCAATATCTTTTTATCAAATTCAACGCCTTCATCTTTTAATATAATAGATAGTCTATCCATTAATTGAGTGGCCGTTTTTACCTTTTGACCATTAACGATTCTAAAGTCAATTACAGTACAACGACTATGTAAAGCAGGTATAATTTTGTTCTTGTAATTACAAGTAAAGATAAATCTACAGTTATTAAAAAACGTTTCTATAAAGTTTCTAAATGCTGGTTGTACTGATTCGGCGTTCATATAATCGGCCTCATCTATAATTACAACTTTATGATTCGCTTCTTTGGTAAGTGAAATGGTAGAAGCAAAGTTTTTAATTTTGTTTCTTAATGTATCAATCTGACGGCCTTCATCTGAACCGTTTATGATAATGTAATCAACGCCTATTTCTTCACATAAAGCACGAGCAACAGTAGTCTTACCTGTGCCGGCTGTACCTGATAATAATAGATTAGGTATTTCTTTTTTCTTAACGAACTCTAAGAAAGTATTTTTTAAATCTTCTGATAAGATACAATCTTGTATCTTTCTTGGTCGGTATTTTTCAACCCACAAAAAGTCTGACATAATATAATCCTCAATTTATTTTTCATAACTATAACTAACTTCGTAACCACCTTTACGGTCTGTCCACCAATCATCAACTCTTTCAGAATAATTAGCACAAGCCTCGTCTAACAACTCGTTTTCTTCTTCTGTTGGAGGTTCGCCCATAGGTTCTATCTCACTACCCCATTGTTGCTCTTGGTGTGATATGATTTCTTTTAGGCGTTGTACTGAACCGAATTGCTTTATGACTTCTTCATCAGGAAGATCACATTGAAATTCAGAAGCGACTTGATGCCATTCCGTTCTGGAGAATTTCATATTAGAACTCCGAATCTGGCTCTAATGCTATCCAATACTGTACTGGTTTACTTCTGTTTATAAAGTGACTAATCTTTGCTTTAGAAATTGCAACGTCATAATCATCAGAAATAATCTTAAAGTTATCTGCTTTAAAGTAAGCTGTAAACTCTTTATCAGTTTCACCTACGTTTAAAGAATAATCGTTTGAAGATTTGTTCTTTTTATCTGTTGCTACAAAAGATATTTTTTTACCATCACCTTTAATAGCGATATCTGGTAAATTTAATGTTGTAGCTGCTTTTTGTATCTTAGCAAAGTCATCTTTCTTTAATGTAAATGCTACTGTCTTATCTGGCATATTAATACCTTTTTGAGGAGATACTAATACTGATTTGTCAGCAAAGAAATATTTAATTGCTTGTTTAGATTTCTCATCAGAAATTAAAGCATAATTTGCTCCGTTAACTTTAATAGCAGGTTTATCAAATAACTCTACTGCTCTTAGAAATTCTGATAGATCATAGATACCAAATTCTGTATCAAATTTTTCTGTGATTGTTGCTTCTGCTAGAATATTTTTCATAGCAGATATTGTATTTAACTTACTACCCGGTTTAAAAAGAATATTGTTATTGATCTCACTAAAATTCTTTAAAATAGATAATGTATCTGTACTTAGGTTCATTTCACGTTCTCCTTATCATAGTTTAATAATAATATAACATAATGTACTGCCTTCAATAAGTCAGCACGGTTATATCCGTTTTTCTTACCGTACCTACACAAATATTTAATTGCGTTGGCGTGGCAAAAATCTTTTCCAATTTTTAAAGTTTTAAATAAATCTTGTACTTGAAAGCCATCTTTACCTGTTGAGTAATGTTGACCATAAGTACCTTTGATATAATCAAAGATTTCTTTTAAAATTTTATCTTCATTGTATTTCATAGTATTAATGTATCACACTTTTATTTAAATGTCAATCTATTTTACCCATTGAATGTAAAGTAAATAAGGAACTAGTATAGGATAAACTATATGTTCTATAAATTCATATATGATTATTACTGTTAATAGAATTGCCCACCATTTAGATTCTTGTGCTCTTCTACCAACATAAGCAAATAACTTAGAATGATAGTGTCCTAATTTGTGGATAAATTTCATCATATAATTTTGGAGCGGATGACTGGTACTGCCCCAATTTCTCTAGCTTGGAAAGCCAGAATAATACTTTTATACTACATCCGCAATTCCTAACCTAACATAAACTATTACAAATGTCAATAGTTTAGGATTAATATTTCTTTACCTTTGGCCGTACCAACCTTTTTAGAACTGTTTTGTCTATTAAAGGCTTTCTCTTGCCAATTGTATTTTGATTTAGGAAACCATTTAGATAATAAAGGAAAATCATAATAAGATAAAGCAAATTTACCTTTTATAGATTTCAATGTTTCTGATAATTTTAAATGTTCGTTTTGTCCAAATTCTTTTGTATAGTAATCTTCCATTTTAAAATAAGGTGGATCACAATAAAAGAATGTATATTTACTATCATATTTTTTAATACAATCAGCATAAGATAAATTTTCTATGTTTGTTATATTATCTATTTTATTTGTGTATTTTGAATTTTCTAATTTGTCTATAAACTGTTCATACTTAGATTTATAAACACCTTTTAAATCTACAAATTTGGCCTTCTCAATTGTAAGACCACTAAATGTTTGCGTTTCAATATACATATACTTAGAAGCTGTTTCAACATCTCCTAATTTCACATCATAAGTAAGTGGTACTAAATCGTTATGGAATTTTTCAAATAGGTTTCTTAATTGTGGTCTGTATGATTTTAATTGTTTTATAAATTCTAATCTATGATTCTTGGCACAATAAAATACGTTTGATAAGTATCTATTGTAATCATTATATACATTGTTATTGGCATTTATATTGCCAGCGAAGTACACCCAAAACGCACCACCAAATGGTTCCACATACGTATCGTGTTTAGGAAAATAACTTGATATCCATTTTGCTTGAAATTTTTTACCGCCTAGATAGGAAAACATAATTCATTATATAATAAAAGGGGCCAAAAGTCAATCCTTTGGCCCCTTTATAACTATTTAATATCAATAGTTCTTGGTTTTTTTGTTTCAGGTATAATCTTCTCTAACGATACCTTTAATAGACCATCTTTTAATTCAGCGCCTTTGATTTCTACATCATCAGCAATTGTAAATGATCTTTCAAAGTATCTTTTAGCGATACCTTTGTACAGTGTATTATCTTTAACGTCCTCTTTATCAGATTTTTTAGATTTGATAGTTAACTGTCCATCTTCAAAGGTTACATCTATATCTTTTTTATTGTAACCAGCAAGAGCCACTTCAATATCGTATTTGTTCTTAGATGTTTCTACAATATTGTATGGTGGATAATTTACTGTTGGAACTCTTAATCCAAAGTCATCATTTAGCATTGACTCAAAGTGGTCAAATACATTATTGAAACCTATAGATAAGGGTCTTAGTTGATTGAATATGCTTAATTGTCTGTTCGTCATTTTTTCTCCTTTTGTTAAGCAAGTTAAAATTGAAAGCCCACTATTGGCACTTTCAATATTATTTATATAGTCATTAGACTATACTTTGTCAAGTGGTAGTTTGTTTATCACGGAGTAAACTACCAAACACCGATTTGCTGATCCTTTAAGAAGGATCAATCTTTTTAACACCGATCAGGTCTTATGAATTGCCTAATCTATAATATATATAATTTCAAATATAGTGTTAAAACTAATAACCTCTTAGATTTCTTAGTTCTTTTTGCTTCTTTAAATAGTTAGCTCGCATTTCTTTTGCTTTCCTAACTCTTTTTTCAGATGGTTTTTCATAAGTCTGTTTCATTTTGTACAGTCTCATAACGCCTTCTTTAAGAAGTTTCTTTTTAAGAATACGCATTGCCTTTTCGACATTGTTATTCTTAACTTCTACTTTTAAACCCACTATATTACCTCCTTATCGGTTTTTGGATTTAATAGATTTTTCACATCTTCCCATTCTATTTCAGGTCTTTTATTTCCTTGATATATTTTACCTGCTATAAAATGAAAATCTTTTTTATAAAAATGATTTTTAAACCAATCACTTAACGTAACAACTCCCTTATCATTACCTTCACGTTTTACATCTTCTTTTGTTAGTGTTGTTAACATCATAAAAATTTTAGAAAAATCAGCATTAAAAATTGGTATAATATATTCGTGAGGATTTATTAATGCAAAACCTGGACCTCCATAAATTTTAGTATCAGATAAAGATGTATTAAAATTCGCAGCTTTAATTTCTATTTTTTCCATATCAAAATTTTTATTAATTGTTTTAGCTAGTTTTGTTAAAAGGGTAAATTGTATATCTGGTGTATTTGTAGCCGCTGCTGCCGTATTACATTCTAGTCCTGCGTACCTAAAAGCTGTACATGTTGTTGACATACATAGGTGAGATAACATTGTAGTTATAGCGTTTGTTTCCATTCCATATTTTTTATCAGTTACTCTATTAATATTATTTTCAAGTACATTGTCGTAATAAGTAAAATTGTTTAATAGTTTTAACATGTCTTTAGCAAAAATGTTTCTTATGTCATTAACTAGAGTTGGTTGATCTTTTAAGAAGTTGTTAAAATTAAATCTATTAGGATTATATATTTTGTTTATTTTTTTATTATTATTTTTTACTATCTTATCTATTTCATTATAAGATTTGTTATCAACGCTATTTAATAAATCTTGTTTTATTTTTTTGTTTTTTATAGTATCTATACTTAATAATATATTAATTTCTTTATAAGTGGTATTGTGCCTGTTTACAAATTCTCTATAAGATTTTTTATGAACTTTGCTTTTAGAATTAAATGGTTCATTTGTTTCGTTTTCTTTTTCAACTTTTAAAGATTTAAATTTTTTAAGTATTGAAGATTTTAAATATTCGTTTCTTTTTCCTGATACGTTATAGTCTTGTAATATTTTTACGACTTCTGAGGGTGGAATATTTTCATCAAAAATATGATCAGAATATTCTACTTTCATTTCTTTAGCATTTATTTCTATACCGCCATCTAATCTATTATGACCACTCCATATTATACCTGTAATAGGACAAATTTTTATTGATTCTGAATTTGGTATTAATCCATCATCTAACCTTTTTTTCATAGAAAATGTATCATCTACATTTTGTCCTTCTATTAAAGATTTTACGTTAGATTTTTCATCTAAAGTGGTATATGACTTTATATTGTGTGGATTTTTTAAAGTTTTTAATATTGAAATAGGTAACGTACCATTATTAATTTTAAATTTAGGTTCTATTTCTACCAATTCCCAACATTGGTTTTTGCGATTATGATTGTAAAATTTTTTCATTGTTTTAATAAGGTTAACATAATTTTTTTAAAAAGTCAATATATAAAGAAGGCCAGTATTATCTGGCCTTCTAGGACTATTATAACGGATTTAAATAGCTACTGCTTCCTCCTCACCATCATTGGAATCCGTTTGAGATTGAGCCGCAACTTCTGACTGTCTTTGAGATTCTATGATCTGGTCAGCAGTAGCTCCTGCATCAACTTTAGTGTATAAATCTACAAATGAAGTTTTAGTATCTTCA